CACCAAAACTATTATCTAGGTCATCAACCCGACTAGATAGATCGTATACCTCAGACTCCACAGTATCAAGGGTATCAGTGATGTTATCCACAGTGGTATCAATAGTATCCAGCCGCTGCAATACATCGGAATCACTAACACCTGTAGGTATTTGCTTAGCCAATTCCTCACGAACAGTCTTGACAACCAACTCACGCACCCATGCTTCAATTACATTATTTAAATTACTCATACCATATTCTCCCAATCAGCGGGTGTCATACCCGTCATAATAAATTCACGTTCATCAACACTCAGATCAGGCATAGCATCTTGAATAAGCATGCCACCCTGCCATCGTGCAAACTGAACCTCAGTTACATCAACATCCATTGTATTAATCATGCCCGTCACGGGACTTGTCTTAATAATAATCATACATCACCTCTGTTATATATAGCAAATGCCAAATCATAATCCCACTCTTCAGGGTAGTCACTCATCTCGTGCGCCCCATTAATAGCAGCCAGATCAGTATCAGATACAACCTGATCAGCCTTACAAATACTACCTGTACCCTCGATACGCTGACGTAATATCTTAAAGATAGTACAACCCTGCACAGTGAAAGCCTTACCAGCTTGAAGATAAGACATACCCTCAACATCATGCAAAGTGTCATGCTCCCAAGGCTCACCGCAATGTGGACAATAAATATCATACATAATAAATCTCCTCTTATAATTCAATTATAAGGTTATAGGTTAACAACATTAATCTTATCGTACTTACTTACATAACGATTTGCAAGCGCACCATGCACCTGAATCACAATACTGGGCTTGTCACCTGCACCATCACACAAGCCACAGTCTACACACTGCACCCCACTGGTATCATTAGGACAAATGATCTCATTAGGTAGCACCTGATCGGTATCACTGGTGACCCTAAAGGTGCGGAACCCTAAACCATGCGCCTTCTGTGCCATCTTAGGAGTCTCAACACTGATCATATTAATCCCAGCCATACGCCTATCGAACGAACGATCATTCATCTGGTGCGTATACCCCGTAGTCATACTCGGCTTAATGTTATCAATAACATCAGCCCATACATCATATGGTACAGCAGCAGGATCGCCATAACTACCGAACCGAATCGGTTTACCCTGCAATTTATCGTAGCTTATAATTCGATTATAAGAGCCACGCTTGTACGCACGATAGATAGAGAGAGGCGCTTGAAATGTCTTCACATAACAAGACCCACCCACACTAGGACGTTGAGGACAATTACCACATACAGCAGCATCAGCCCCAGACTTAACAGCGGTATGAGGCTCAACATCAGCCAACAGAATATACATCTGCACCATGTCACCAGTCTTAGGATTCTTACTATCCCACGTAGCCACAACCACAATTGGGTCACCAGTTAGAAGGCTATCACCTTCCCAAACAATTGCACCAGCCATTATAATTCTCCAGTTATTACTGCATAAACAACAAGACCTAACCAAGAGGTTGCGATCACCGAACATAATAGAAACATTTCCATTAAGAATCTAGCTAAATCAGACATAATAAACTCCAGTTATAATTCAATTATAAGACGCTGGCACGATACAACAGCCAGCCATACCATACACCATGACAAACCATGGCACCGCATCCAATCACAAACCAACCCAACAACTCAGCGATTCTCTGCTGTCGCTGTTGACGCTTAATCATACGCTTATATGCGCTATTCATACATCACCTCTTATATTACCCGTACCTAATTAAAGTTTCCCTAAAATAGACCGCCCATGTAGGCGCGGCCAAGGACTGCTTAGGGGAGTTAAAGCCTACTGATAAAACCTACGCATCCGGTGTGCAGGTTCTACAGTATTCCTTATAATCCGATTATAATTCGATCACCTCTAGAGCTACTGAGTAGAATCTACTCTGAGCCATTAGCTTTTTGAATCTATAGTCATAGTCGATAAGCGCATCCACTTTGCTATAGCCGTCGTCGAGCCATTCCTCTGTGGTGAGAGCATCATAGCGTCCATCTCTATCTTGACGCAAATCTTCAAAGTCTGCCTCAATTGCATCCAATACAAAAAGTATTTCGTCGCGGGTAGTGCTACTGGTTATATCTAATCGCATGTTTATTTCCTCGGTTTGGTTTAAGTAGTTACAGCATTCCTTATAATCGGATTATAATTTGCCAAGCACCAGAGAGCCAGCATCCTTCCACTCCCAATAGTAACCCTTAGCATGCGCCCATTCCTCAATCTCAGGGTGAATAAACATTTCCCAATAGTCGGCCAATCCGTCGCCTTCCTCAGCTGATAGATGCAGCTGCCCTTCCATCCAGAACATGCATGGCTTTATTTCGTCGGGCTTGACTATATACTTGCCGCTTTCATCCAGCACCATTTCCTCACCGATCTTGATTGTTGGCACTTTCTTTTCCCAGTTTGCTTCTGTTATCTTCATGGTAAACTCCCGTTTTATGGTTGTTGGTTCTGTTATAATCCAATTATAAGACTCGCTTATAACTCGATTATAACAGCCCCTTGCGCGTCCATGCGTGGGCTGTCAATCATTACTTCTGAGCGGCTTCGATTAGGAACTTGAACATTGCTCGTTCCTCAACATCAGCCGAGGCGTTGAATCTCTCAGCGGCCATCTTGAGAAAATGCGCTTTCTTCTCGTCGACTTTCTCGGCACGTTTGCGGGTCGGTGCCGCGACTAGTTCGCCATCTTTTACCTTGGTGGCGTGTTCGCCTATGCCGCGCTCGGTGTTGATCGCTTTTGTGATCTTGTTCAGAGCGGTGCGCCAGCTGGCAAGATTATCTGGGTGGTTCGCTTCGATATGCTGGTCAATATCCACAATAAACTTACCGGCAGCTTTGATGCCGCTTAGGTGTTTAGTGAACGTCTCGGCAATAAATTCCTGAACATTTACCAATGAGTTGGTGGCTGCTACGTATTGCTCGGCTGTCTCAATTGCTAGTGCTTTAGTTAAAGTAGTCATAATAATTCTCTTTATAGTTGGTTAAAAGTAAGGCCTTTCGCGGCCACAGCATTCTGTGCTGTTGCGGCCATTCTAGCGATTAGGTTGAGGGTGTCAAGTTATAATTGATTATAAGCCATTCATTTGGTGAATAGTCGATATTCACGAAAGTGATTGACATTTGTAAAAGGGGCTTTTTAGGCGGTATTGGCACTGTCTATGCCAATAGTTGGATAGCCATAGGACGGCCTGTAATGCTCTCTCGCTGGCGTTCTCTCAGGGTATACCATGGCATGGGTGGCCGCTGGCGTGGCTTATATAGGCTCTCTGCTAGGCTCTCGGTGTTATGTCATAGGCTATGCCAATAGTTTATTTGGGCATATCAGGGGCTATATCAATATATGTAGATATAACAAAAGCTTATAAGAATGCGGTGCTTATAACCATGGTTGAATCGACGCACACGCACAGGCGCTGGAGAAATCGACAGGTAATGACACAGATTATGCCAATACTTTGTAGGTTATGGCAGTGGTTATGCCAATACTATGCAGATGATAATGATTCTCATTCGCAAACGCTAATGCAAATGATAATGATTCTCATTAGCACCCCCTACCCCCTCATAGCTACAGCACTGCATCGGGGGAAAGGTTCGACGCTCTCTCTGGCGAGATTCTGAAACTTCCATGACCCTTAATCATCTTACAATAGGAGGCAGTGAATTAATTATAAATACTTCTTTACATTTGAGTCAAAGTGTGCTATAATATATCTATACAGACAACAAAGTGAATAGGGATTAACTGAAGATGATATTCAGTGATTGACATCCTCCTTATAACTATTCACATCGTCTATAACAACTATGTAACAATATGTCGTGCATGTACCGGCTACATTGATCATGTACCGCTAGAGGTAAAGATGACAGAACAAGACAAGGCAATGCGTAAGAAGGTTAAACTCTTAAAGAAGAGTGATCCTTCAGAGTATGATGTGAATGAGAACTTCCTTCAGTTTGTCGCGTATTATGTTGAGTCAGGTAGTGCCAGAGAAGCGTGGGTGCAAGCAGGTTACTCTCCCAACAGTGCTGGCTCTGCCATGTCACGTTTACGAGACAACTGGCGTTTAGTTGAATCAATGGTTAAGGAACGCATAGGCGCTCATGTCCCTATGGCGTTGTCAGGTATTATTGAACTAGCGCAGTCAGCTAAGCAAGAGTCTATTAGGTTAAAGGCTCAGCAAGACATTCTCTATAGAGCTGGCTACGACAAGCCTATGGAAATGATAGTAACAGACAAGGATGCGAAAGACCTTAAGGACGATGAACTACAGAAAGAGCTATTAGCTATCTTAGGTAAGAACCACACCATAGATGTTAAGGCAGAAGAAATACACTAACTCTACCACAAGGCGAGTACATGATATTACAGTTTACTAGAGATAACTTTGATTATCTTAAATCAGAAGTTGAAGAACAACGTGTCCTAATCACAAAGCTAACAGCAGCACTTGCTTTAGCTAATACAGATAAGCCTAAGACTGCGAAGAAGAAGAATGCAGCTAAGTCCTGAACAGGTAGCTAAGCTGCCAAAGGATCAACAGGTCAGGTTGTTAGAGCTGCTGAAGGAGAAGGAAGAAAGGGTTCGCTTTAACAAGAAGGATCATTTCAACCTATATGAATGGCAGCGAGGACTAGCTAACTCCACTAAGGATGCACATCAGGTGTTGGCGATGTGTGCTAACCAGATTGGTAAGTCTACCAGTGGAGCCTACATCACAGCCTGTCACTTAACAGGGCTATACCCTGATTGGTGGAAAGGTAATAGATTCGAGAAGCCTATATACTGTTGGGCGGCAGGTGTATCTAACGACACCACTAGAGATATCCTACAGACAGAATTGTTTGGTCTGGCAGAGAGTGAAGAGTCTTGGGGAACTGGTATGGTTCCTCTAGCGATGATTGGTGAGAAGACTAGAAGGCGAGGCGCTACAGGTAACACTTACGATAGTGTTATGGTACAGCACCACGACAAGAATGGTAAGCCTGATGGTTGGTCGCGTATTGGCTTTAAGTCATACGAGATGGGTGAAGAGAAGTTCTATGGCCGCCCAGTAGATTGGATTTGGCTAGATGAGCAGCCACCCTCTAACATCTACACTCAGTGTATCACTCGTACTGTAGCAACTAATGGCTACGTTATGATGACCTTTACACCAGAGGATGGCATGACCCCCGTAGTCAATCAGTTTATGAATGACTTGAAGAGGGGTCAACAGTTAATACAAGCTACGTGGGACGATGCACCCCACCTAGATGAAGACACTAAAGAACAGCTACTGGCACAGTATCCTCCGCATGAACGGAAGCTACGAAGCCAAGGCATACCTGTATTTGGTTCTGGTCTTGTGTTCCCCGTTCCAGAGGACTCTTTGATTATAGACTCCTTTGAGATACCGGATCACTGGAAGAGAATAGCTGGTCTTGACTTTGGGTATGATCACCCCACTGCTGTAGCTTGGATTGCTATAGACGAGGAGAGTGATACGTATTATCTATACGACACTTACTCAAGCCGTCAGGAGACTGCTATAATGCATTCTGCGGCCATTAAGCAACGCCCTGCATGGATACCAGTGGCATGGCCTAAAGACGGCTTACAGAGCGATAAGGGCAGCGGAGTGAGCCTTGCTTCTCAGTACAGAGATCAGGGCGTTAACATGTTGCACGACTGGGCGCGTAATCCTAAAGTATCTGGAGATACAGGTAAGGGCAACAACTTTATAGAACCTTCCATCATGGAGATGCTACAGAGAATGGAGACAGGTAGGTTTAAGGTCTTCTCCCATCTGCATGAATGGTTTCAAGAATTCAGATCATATCACCGGAAGGATGGGAAGATAGTTCCTATCAAAGATGATATCATGTCAGCAACTAGGTATGCTGTTATGTGCGCTCAGTTCGCAGTAGCAGGGAGGTCTAGTACTTGGCATGACTATGGTGATAAATCTCTTCCTATCAAAAACTGGAGTAACGTATAGATGGAAAGCATTACAAACGAATCATTAGCAGAAGTAATAGGCAGAGAACTTAATGCTGCCGACTCTTGGTCTAATGGTGACCTAGCAGATCAGCAGTCAGAGGCTCTTGACTATTACTATGGTCAACCCTTTGGCGATGAGGAAGAAGGCTTCTCCACTGTCGTTACACGGGATACTCTGAAAACAGTAGAAGGTATTATGCCCTCACTGATGAAAGTATTCGCATCAGGCGATACCTTTGTAGAGTTTGAACCTACAGGTGCAGAGGACGAAGCAGCTGCACAGCAAGCCACAGATTACCTGAACTATGTATTTGATAAGCGATGCGATGGGTTTAACGTATTGTATACATGGTTCAAAGATGCCCTGCTAATGAAGAACGGATTGGTAGAGGTCAGCTGGTCACAGGACGAGCTATGTGATATTGAGAACTTTGTTGCTATTGAATCCATCGAACTACAAGCCCTTGAAGAAGAAGAGAACCTAGAAATTGTCAATAAGGAAATTAACGAAGAAGACCCCAACCTCTATGACGTTACTGTTCGTCGTACTAACTATCGGGGTCGCCCAGTCGTTGACAACATCCCATCCTCTGAGTTTAGGATTAAGGCGAGAAGCAAGAGTATCAAGGATGCAGACTTTGTTGCACGGGTGCAGGACGTTAGTATTGGATCGCTCATTGATGCAGGGTTTAACCGCGAAGATATATCTGAAGGACACGGATCAAGTTTAATCAAGAACCAAGTAGAGGACTCTCGCTTTGGTGATGTAGACGAGACAGCTGACTTTGGCAACAGCACTGTAGTTGAGTATGTCAAGGCTTGGGTTAAGGTATTTGACGAAGACTCAGAAGAGATGAAGCTGTATCAAGTACACATGGTTGGTAATATAGTACTTGACAAAGAAGAAGTAGGCAGTATCCCTGTCATTAACCTGTCACCTATTATGATGCCCCACAAGTTTACTGGTGTTAGTATTGCTGACTTGGTTAAGGACATTCAAGAAATCCGCAGCAAGATGTGGAGACATACTCTCGACAACCTAGCCCTATCTAACGCTGGACGCTATGCAGCTGTTGAGAACCAAGTTAATCTACAAGACCTAATCGACAACCGCATTGGTGGTATTGTACGTGAGAAGGTACAGGGAGCCGTTAGACAGCTTCCAGTGCCACAGCTAGGTCAGGCTACCTTCCCCTTCCTAAACGAGCTAGAGAAGGAACGAGAGGATCGTGCTGGCGTGTCTCGTATGAACCAAGGACTAGATGCAGCTGCACTCACATCCAACACCGCAGCCACTGCTGTTAATCAAGTGATGACTGCTTCTCAAGAGAAGATTCAGCTTATCGCTCGTATCTTTGCAGAGACTGGTGTTAAGGAACTATTCCTCCAGCTTTACCGCTTGAGCCGTACCAATAACTCTGAAGTAGATATTGTCAAGCTCCGTGGTCGCTTTGTACCTGTTGCCCCTTATGATTGGAAAGACCGCTATGACATGACAGTCACTGTAGGTTTAGGTAACCAGAACAAAGACCAGCAGTTGATGCACTTGAACAACATATCTGTAATGCTTAAGAGCATAGGTTCTACTCAGTTTGGATACTTGATTCAGGCAGACCATGTACATACCCTAGCCACTGAGTTCATTAAGAATGCAGGGTATCGTAACGCTGGTCAATTCATTGGCGATCCTAACGAGATTAAACCTCCAGAGCCACAGCCGTCTGCTGATATGGTAGCTGCTCAGGGCGAAGCACAGAAGGATGCTGCTGACGCTCAGTTGAAGCAAGCTCAGGCTCAAGCACAACAGGCAGAGGCTCAGATGAAGCAAGCAGAACTACAGCTCAAGCTAGAGGGTATGAAGTTTGAGCGTGAGAAGTTTGAATGGATGAAGAAGAAAGAAGCTGCGGAACTAGGACTCGAAGCTCAACAGAAGCGCCCAGTAGGTATTGGCGATAGTAAATTGAGAATGAGTGGAGAGTGATTTGAACGAAGAAGAGAAAGCAAACGCAGCTAAGATGCTATTGAGAGGTGACCTATTAGGACAGGTTGTCTCTGATATTAAGGAAAACATAGCCGAAGCGTGGGCAGTGTCAGATGATATTGACGAGCGTGACAGGCTATGGTACTTGCAAAAGTCAATAGGGATGTTTGAAGAAGTCCTAGAAGGCTATGTATCTAACTACGAATTTGCACAAAAGTTGAAATAGTTCTTTACTTTTGGCATAAAGTATGCTATAATATATACATAGATTAATATTAGATAACTTAATAGGAGGCTACCCCTAGTGGATGCCCTGAATGAAAACAGTATTGATAACGCAGTAGCTCGTCTTTTAACGCCCTCTACGGAGCAAGCAGATCAAGAAGTGCTAGAGCAAGAAACCCTCGAAGAGGAAACTCAAGAGGTCACTGCTGAAGAGGACGACACTGAAGTCGAACTTGAAGCAGAGGAAGAAACCGAAGTCGAAATGGAAGAAGACGATGGTGACGCTGAAGTGGGGGATTCCGAAGAAGAGGATGACCAAGCTGAGGTTCAAGAGGAGACTTCAGAAGATGAGCTATACGCTGTTAAGGTGGATGGTGAAGAGTACGAAGTTAACCTCGAAGAGCTTAAGAAGGGTTATCAGCTAGAGAAGAATTACACTAAGCGAGTCCAGAAGCTACAAGCAGAGTCTCAAGAGTTAGATAATATTAAGACAAACTTGACAGCTGAGCGACAACAGTATCTGCAACTTATGGAACTAGCTGCCGCACAACAAATGGCAGAGGTTAATAAGTCTAAAGAACTGCTTGCTTCAATCGACAAAGAAGCTGATCCAGTTGAATATGTACGACAGCAGCTGCGTGTTCAAGATGTTGAAGACAACTTACGTCAGAACATTCAGAACTTCCAAGCAGCACAACAACAAGCTGAACTACAGCGACAGCAACAGCAGAAGAAGATTGTAGCTATGGAACAGGAGAAACTAAATCAGCTAGTACCTGAGTGGTTATCTTCAGACTTCCAGAAAAGTGTTATTGATTATGCTAAGGAGCAAGGTTACGATGATGCTGCCTTAAACACTATCAGTACCGCTCGTGATATTGCAATGCTGAATAAGGCTCGTCTTTACGATGAACTTGTTAGCAAGAAAGCTACTGTTAAGAAAAAGCGGCAGCCTATTGTTAAGAAGAAAGTAAAGGCATCTTCTCCAGCAACTGCACAAACACGAAAGGCTCGCGCAGTTAAGGAACAACGGCAAAAGCTAAAACGCTCTGGTAAAGTGGAAGATGCAGCTGCGGCTCTTCTCTCACTAACTTCTTAATCTTATTATATTAAAGGACTATTACAATGGCTAATCCAGTATTTGAAACTTACGGAACCAAGGGAATCCGCGAAGACCTCGCAGATATTATTTACAACATCGCACCTACTGACACCCCATTTATGTCTAACGTAGGTAAAGGCACAGCTTCTGGTACTTATCACGAGTGGCAGACTGATGACCTAACTGCCGCTGCTGACAACAAAGTTGCTGAAGGCGCTGCCGCTCCAGCCGCTGAGTCTGTTGCTTCTGTACGTGTGGGTAACTACACTCAGATCGCTTCTAAGACTGTAAGCGTATCTGGTTCTAACGAAGCAGCTGATGCTGCGGGTAGGGCTTCTCAGATGGCTTACCAGCTGGCTAAGAAGGGAATGGAACTCAAGCGTGACATGGAGAAGACTCTAGTTGGTACTGACAAAGCACAGGTTGCTGGCGCTGCTGCTGGTACTGCTCGTGAGTTGGCTTCTGTTACTTCTTGGTTGGGTACTAACTGTAGCTTTGGCTCCGGTGGTGACGCTCCTGATGGTAATGGTACTGACATCGGTGCTGCTGGTACTGATCGTGACTTTACCGAAGCTCTGCTAACTGGCGTTGTTGAAGACTGCTGGGTACAGGGTGGAACTCCTTCTATCATCATGTGTAACGCATTCCAGAAATCTAAGATCACTGCTTTCACTGGTAACGCTACTCGTTACAAAGATGTTGGTGACAAGACTATCGTTAACGCAGTAGACGTTTACGTGTCTGACTATGGTGAGTTGGCAGTTGTACCTAACCGCTTTATGCTCAACGAAACTGTTCTGGTTCTCCAGCCAGATATGTTCTCTGTTGATACTTATCGTGACTTCCAGACTAACGATATCGCCAAGACTGGTGACTTTGAGTCTAAGCAGTTGCTGGTTGAGTACACTTTGACCTCTAAGAACGAAGCCGCCTCTGGTGCGATTCGTGACCTTAACGTAAGCTAATCGTTAAGTGCTACACAGGCTGGGGTGTCTTAAGAGGCACTCCAGCCTTCTATTATTCTAGGAGTAACTATGTCTGACGTTCGTACCCACATTATTCAAAACAACGATGACACTCTTAGCATCGGGACTACTCAAGACTATAGCTCAATCTTTACCAACAATAAGATCGAAGCTGACAATAATCTAAACCGAACTAACAAAGATACCTTTGGACGTAAGGTTGCTACTATCCCCCTTAATCTAATTAATGCTTGGTGTAAAGAATGGAACTGTTCTATGCATCAACTCTTTAACGACCCTTCATTGAAAGCAAAGATGTTTGCTCGTCTTAGAGATAGAGATTATTTGAAACTCCGTACAGATAATGGGCGTATATAATGGCAGTAAACAACTTAGGCGAACTCCGAACTCTAGTTAAGGATTGGAGTAACCGAACAGATATATCAAATTCAGTTATTGATTCGTTTATCAATATAGCTCAAGACAGAGCAAACAGAATCCTACGCCTTCCTATCTTGGAGGGCTTTTCTACAATTACAGTAACTAACAATACGCTGCTGCTTCCTTCAGACTACCTTGAAGTTAAGTCTCTCACTGTCGTGGTTAATGGTAAGTCTATAGAGCTTGAGCGTAAAGACCTTGCCTTTGTAACTAAGCAGCAAAACAATCAAGGCATCCCTAAGTACTTTGCTCGTAAGCAGAGTAAGTTTATTATTGGCCCATCCTCTGATGTTAGCTCTGCTGATCTTTATTACTACTATGTAGCTGATGATCTGGTTAATGATACTGATAGTAATTGGTTTGTAGAATATGGAACTGACTTACTTCTATATGGTGCATTAACAGAACTATCACTGTATACCAAGAACACAGAGGAAGCCCTTCAGTACGAAGCTAAGTTTAAAGCCACTGCTACAGACCTTATTAAGATGGCAGAGGATGCAGACTGGTCTGGTTCAACTATTAGCATTATACCTACGAGATAAACTATGACAGGCTTTTATAAAGAGTATGATGATACGTCCGGTGTTTATGTAAGCAGTGCTGAAGACGCAGCAGCGGCAGCTCTAGTATCTGAGAATGCAGCAGCAGCTAGTGCTACTGCGGCAGCCGCTTCAGAGGTGTTAGCAGGAAACCATGAAACTGCTGCATCTACTAGCGAAACTAATGCTACTACCAGCGCAACGAATGCAGCTACGTCTGCTACTAATGCAGCCACCTCAGAAACCAACGCAGCTGGGTCTGCTACAGCAGCGGCTGGAAGTGCTTCCTCTGCTTCAACAGATGCAGGAACAGCTACTACTAAAGCATCAGAGGCTTCTACTAGCGCAACGAATGCAGCAACATCTGAAACCAACGCAGCAACTAGTGCCACCAATGCAGCAACATCTGAAACCAATGCAGCAACTAGCGCAACGAATTCCGCCTCTAGCGCCACTACAGCGTCTACACAGGCTACTAACGCAGCGTCTAGTGCAACAGCAGCTGCAACCTCTGAAACCAATGCAGGTAACTCTGCAACAGCAGCAGCCACCTCAGAAACTAACGCAGCCTCTAGCGCCACTAGTTCGTCAGGTAGCGCAACAACTGCTACCACTAAGGCTGGTGAAGCATCTACTTCTGCAACGAATGCAGCTACGTCAGAAACTAATGCAGCTACGTCTGCTACTAACTCAGCCAACAGTGCAACCTCAGCAGGTACTGCACAGACTGCCGCAGAAGCTGCAAGAGATGCAGCACTGGCAGCCTTTGATTCATTTGATGATAGATATCTTGGCCCTAAAGCTAGTGACCCTACTACCGATAACGATGGTGATGCTCTAGCTGCGGGTATGCTCTATTTCAACACCTCCACCGATGACATGAAGGTGTACGAAGGTAGCGCATGGGTTAACGCCTATGCTTCATTGTCTGGTGCGTTAATTGCAACTAATAACCTGTCTGACCTTAACAACGCAGCTACCGCAAGAACTAACTTAGGTTTAGGTACAGCATCAACTACAGCTGCCAGTGATTATGCTACAGCTGCACAGGCTGACCAGACTGTCGCACTAACAGGAGCAGGTACTACCACTATATCTGGTACATACCCTAACTTTACAATTACAGGCGCTGGCACTACTTACACCGCTGGCACTGGCATAACGCTGACAGGTACAGAGTTTAGTATTGGACAAGACGTAGCCACTACAGCAAGCCCTACATTTGCCGCTATCACTGCAACCACTGGTAACTACTCAACTGGTGGAGATCAAAATACCTTTACTACAGCGCATGGTAATATACAGCTTGGCCCCATGAACACTAGCCATGCTCACATTTACACTGACAGGCCTGACTTTTATTTTAATAAGGAACTTCAGGTTCTTGGGAATGATGTATGGCACTCAGGAAACGATGGTAGCTTATCTAAGTTTTATAATAATGCTATCTTAAATAGTTCAACTACTACTGCAAATCTAATTGATGAACTTATTAACGATTATGGCGCGTTCAACAACAATCAAGTGACACTAAAATGTTCTTGGTCTTACGGAGGGAACAGTGACCTTGTAACAGGCGATGCCACTATTGGTACTATTGAACTAGCAGGGTGTCTTGTCGAGGCATGGGGTGGTACATACAAACACATACGCATAACAAGGCCGACAACAGGAACAGGCGGCTCTACAATTTGCGTGTACAACGATCAAGGCTCTGGCTACAGCCCCGGTTGGAGAGAAATATGGACAAGCCAATCAGATGGTTCTGGCTCTGGTCTTGATGCAGACACTCTTGACGGAGTACAGGCTTCTGGGTTTATAAATACATCAGTAACCCAACCCAATAATATTGCAATTAGAAATGTCTCTCCCACGATCTATCTAAGAGACACAACTAACAACTCGTCAATGATCCACTGCAACAGTAATATCTTTTTTATCTTGCGGGGCGGTGTTGACACGACAACGTGGACAACGGTCAATGGCAGATGGCCTATGCAACTTAACCTTACTAACAACGATGCCACGTTTGGCGGTAATGTTACAGCTTACTCGGACGCAAGGCTTAAAGAAAACATTACCTCCATTGGAAACTCAATGGAAATGTTTAATCAAATAGACGCTAAACGATACAATTGGATTGATAACGGCAAGAATGACATTGGCTTTATAGCGCAGGATGTAAAAGCCGCAGGTTTGGTTGAGGTTGTGAAAGAAGCAGAGGATCGTGATCCAGAAACAGGCGAGCTTTTCGATACTTACCTAACACTTGATTACTCCAGAATGGTCAGTGTCCTGTGGGATGTGGTCAAGGAACTCAAGGCAGAGATTGACGAGTTGAAAGGAGGTAACTGATGTCTGATATTCCAACGTCAGGTGCTATTAGTCTTAATCAAATGCACACAGAAGTAGATGGAGCGTCAGGATCAATTGCAAGTATAAACGATGCAGATATTCGCGCATTAATCGGTAAAGGCTCTGGAGTAACCATGTCGTTTAACGAGTGGTATGGGGCCTCTAGTTCACTAGATACGCAAACTATAACTGTCGGTGCTTGGGCTATAGCAAATATCTATTTTAGTACTGCGTACTATGGTTATCGTCAATCTCCTTCAAATGGAGCAATCAGCGATGGTACGCTTAATGTAGCAAGTAACAGGACTATTGCTGGGTTTAGCTGGAATGGGATTACCAATTTAGGGTTATTTCTATCAGGCAGTGCCAGCAACTCTGGATGGACAACTGTTACTATTAATGGAATTGCCCTTAGTCGGTCATCTGCGACTTTCTCCACTGTCAGTGGTAACTCAAGGTGGCTTTGGAATACCCAGACCACTAACCCATTTGGGACAACTGTAGGGGCAACTAAACAGGCGGTGTTTACATGAATCGAGAATACACCACAAGAGTATCCGAAGAAGACGTTGCTGAAACATATGCAACACTTACCAAAAACGGATCGTACTTTGAAATCCCAAAGGGGAATAGAAGCGAAGAAGAAGTACAACAGGAAATTGATAACGCTCTATTGCAAGAAGCCTTATTTAAACTCTCTGCGGATCACTACAGAGATGATGTTTACTGTGACAAAGTTATTGTGCGACAGGATTATTCTACGGGATTAACTGAAGCACAAGCCTTGATACAAGAGTTGCAAGCTGTCTTCCCTAACTACGAAGATTGGGACAGACACAACCATAACATGGTAGGCCGCTATACCGCATACAGAGAGCCATATAATAACTCTGGCATTAGCTTTTATAGCTCAGGGGAAAAGCCTACTGAATCTTTGTTGCTAAGTTTTAACACCTCTTACCTTAATAGCAATCTGCTTGAATGGTACGGGTTAAAGTTTGACTTAGACAGTGAGCAGGTAATGTTGAAAGTGGTGTTTCGTAGCTACGAAGGGGAAACTCCAGAGCTACCTACTAACCCTCGAAACTTCTATGCCGCCCTTTACAACCAAGATGGGACAGAAAGCAACTGGGTAGATTACTACGCATTTGCAACACCTAAGAAGATCAGAGAGTTTTGTGCTGCGAAAGGGCTTTCATATCCGCTACCACCAACCACACACACAGACTGTGACGCTGTAGGGTGCTGGGGCTTTGTGTTTAACAAAGACACTTTAGAGTATGGGCCTGTTAAAGCTTATGCTCGATATAATCAAGAGGCTTCATAATGATTGATCCCGTCACAGCCATCAGCATAGCCACTAATGCATTTGGTACTATCAAGCGTATGGTAGCTGCTGGTCGTGGTGTAGAGGATACCTTTGGACAGATAGCTCGTTGGTACGGAGCTGTAAGTGATTTAAATGAATGTCAACGTAGAGTTGAGAACCCTCCTCTGTTTAAGAAGCTTGTTTCAGGACAGTCTATTGAGCAAGAGGCAATGCAGATATATGCCCATAACAAGAAAGTACAGCAACAAGAGAAGGAACTCAGAGAACTCCTGATGTATACGTATGGCCCTAATGGTTACTCTGAGCTAGTAGCTTTACGTAGGAAGATTAAAGATCAGCGTGAGAAGACTGTATACGCACAGGAGCGTAAACGTAAAGCAGTGTTTTGGAACACAGTACAGATTACAGGCATAGCCATATTAGCCTTTGGGTTGTACTCTGTAATTTCTTGGATTATAGGTCAATCAAATGGATGAGCAAACAAAAGATATGTTAGATGTAGCGGCAGCGTCAACAGCAGTAGCATCACTAGCGGCATGGCTACCGCCTACAGCGTCTTTGCTGACGATTGTATGGTTAGGTATTAGGATATATGAGTCTGATACTATGCAAAGTATATTTAATGAAACAAAAGATGAGGATAAGTAATGGCTACTAGAAAACCCCGTAAAGGTAAAGCAAAGGTAAAGATAACTTCTAGTGGTAAGAAGGTTAGTTACGGACAAGCAGGTAAGGCTAAAGGTGGTGGCCCCAGAGTAAAACCCGGCACATCTAAGGGCGATAGCTATTGCGCTCGTAGTCTTGGGATTAAGAAGCGTCTGCCTAAGAAGAAGCAGAACGATCCCAACACTCCTAACAACCTTTCACGTAAGCGTTGGAAATGCTCTGGCGCTAAGTCTAAAAGGTAGTACTATGAAGAAGTCATGTGGTTGTAAAGATAAGAAGCGGCCTTTGCCTAAGAGAGGGCAGAGAGTAGCAAAGAATAAGAAGATAGCTAAGAAGACAGCTAAATATCGTAAATAATTAAGAGGCTATAATGGGACTTGAAACGGCAACATACATAACTGACTTAGTGTCAAATAATCCACTAGGGACTGACAGCAAGGCTCAGGGAGATAATCATATACGTCTTCTTAAGAGTGTATTGAAAGCACAATTCCCTAACCTTGGTTCAGCAGCAGTTACAGCTACGGCAGCTGATATTAACCTTTTAACAGGAGGTATCTTTGATGTGATATATCCTGTTGGAACTATCTATGAATCCACATCTAGTGCTAATCCTAGTACACACTTTTCTGGTACTACTTGGGAAAGGTATGGAAATGGTAGAGTTACTGTAGGTCAGGATAGCGGTGATGGTTCTTTTGACAGCGTTAATGACACGGGTGGTGCTAAGACTGTAACTTTGACTACCGCACAGATGCCGAGCCATACCCACACCTTTAGTGGTTCAACAGGTTCAAACGGATCTCACAACCATACCTACACATATGAATATGCAAGAGGGTCGGGTATTGCTGGAGCTGAAAATGGTGAGTCTAGTACAGTAACAGGGAATACATCAACTGTAGGTAATCACACCCACACCTTTAGTGGTACTACCGCAATTAAAGGTAGTGGAAGCGCACACGAGAACATGCCTCCATACTGTGTTGTCTATCGTTGGAAAAGGACTGCTTAATCATGCCATATAAGAAGGTAGAAATATCAAGACCGCGAGGGGTTAACATTGACCTGTCCCCGTATGAGCTACCTAATGAGATATGGAGTGCAGTAAGTAATATTGACTTTGATAACCACCGCACCAACAGAGCATTAGGATACGAGCCAGTCTTTGCAACCCCTGCCGTTACGCCTATTATTGCTGTGCCTTGGACAGACTACAATGCGCCTTTTTGGTTCTATGCTAGTGAAGACAAGATATACAGAACAGATGGTAACACTAATGTCAATGTAACTAGGCAGACAGCTGGTTCAGACGTAGACTATACTGGTGACTATGAAGATGGATGGACTTCCTCTATCTTTAATGGCGCTTTAATAATGAACAACAGAAAGGATGCTCCTCAGTTCTATAGCCCTAACTCTAGCAAGATGGCAGACCTAACAGCGTGGCCTACAGGTTGGACTACAGGTGTTGTACGTCCGTTTAAGAACTACTTGATTGCTTTAGATATAGTTGATAATTCTTCAGAGGCTTTCCCTTCAATGGTTAAGTGGAGTGATACAGCTCCTCTAGGTGGTATACCTGCTTCATGGGATGCGGTAGACCCAGCGGTACAGGCTGGTTACAACATTCTACCAGATACAGCAGGTCGGTGTATTGATGGGCTTGCGCTCAACGATACGTTCTTTATTTACAAAAGTGACGCAGTATGGGCTATGCAGTTCATAGGCGGTAACTTTATATTCTCATTTAGGAAAGTGTTTAGTGATGATACGGGTATTCTTTCTCGTGATTGCGTTACTGAGTTTGACGGCAAGCACTTTGTTGTAGGTGTCAGTGATGTTTATGTACATGATGGTACTTCTAAGAAGTCTGTCATAACCAGCAAGATGTCTAAGGCTCTGTACACCCAGATTAATCCTGATCATGTAGACAAGGTTAAGTGTGTCGCTGACGTACCTCGTAAAGAGATTTGGGTTTACTTCCCTACACAGGATAGTGCTAATGGCGCTGCCAACAAAGCATTGGTGTGGAATTGGGAAGTTGATGCATGGTCAGAGAGAGACATTGTAGGTGTTTCTTATATATCTACTGGCGTGATAGCTAATGAAACAACTGACCCTGCTACTTGGGACAATGACTCTGGTTACTGGGACACTGACTCAACCCCGTGGGGAGAAGAACGATTCAACCCATCGAACAAGTCTTTGTTTATTGTTGGGTACGATACTCCTAAGTTCTACAAAGGCAACACAGGACTGACTGTTAATAGCAGCACTACTTATATCTCTTCTGCTGAGAGAGAAGGTATTGACTTTGGCGATGACAAGGGAGTCAAGTATGTTAACGCTATCTATCCGCACTTCACAGGTGAGGGTGATGTAAACATATATGTGGGTTCAGAGAACAGACAGGGAGAAGGTGTGTCGTGGTCTGATCCGCATCCTTTTGTGATAGGTCAAGACTACAAGGCTAACTTCCGTAAGAGTGGTAGATACATAGGCGTTAGGTTTGAATCAGCTAGTGATGATGTGTGGTCTTTAACTGGATACAGCATTGAGTACAGCCCTGAGGGTATGGCATGAGACTTGAGTATGTTCCTCTACCTCCTCCGCAGGATATAGAAGCGTACCCTGTATATATAAACAATGAGCTACAGCGTATCGCTAGGTTCCTTGGTGGTATTAGCGAGATACATGAGACAGGTATGTTCCTAGCTACGGCAGGGGCTACTATGGCACTAAGCACCGCTCCTGCTACCATCACAGCGTATGACACTGTACGTGCAGATGAAGAAGGTATGACGGCTAGTCACTCAGCAGGTACTATTACTTTCCTGTCAGACAGTAAGTATACGTTAACCTTCAGTGCTAATGTTAAACGCCATGGTGGAGGTAGCTCTGCTGCTGCTGTTGGATTATACCTTAATGGTACTTTAATAGCAGGGACACTACACACTATTAACTTCAGTGGTTCTGACTATTTACCTATTAGCTTTAGTTCTAATGGTACAGTGAATGCAGGGCAAGCTCTCACAGTTAAGATGTCACTAGCGTCAGGCACTACTAATGTAACCTTTGACACTATAGACTTGAATGTAACAGGTAAAGCAATTGACGTATAAGGTTACAAGAGTTACTACAATAGATGAACTGGTTAGTAACAAAGATAAAGTATTACATTACTTGAATAAGGTATTAGTCAAAGCACCTGAAGTAACTGTTGAAAGCGTGTTAACTAGTATTCAGAAAGGTGATAGCCAGCTGTGGTTAATTACTGAGGAAGATGTAGTAGGTATTGTAGTAACTAATCTTGTTACATACCCAACCACTAAGAGATTGCTTATACATCTACTAGGTGGTGATGGTGCTGAAGATTGGGTACATTTAATTAGCGAAATAGAAGAGTGGTCTAAGTCAAAAGGATTAGATGGAATTGAAATACAAGGTAGGAAAGGATGGCTTAAACTGCTTCCTGATTATTCTTGTGACAGAGTATTAATGATTAAGGAGTTTTAAGATGTCAGGTGGTGGAAGCACAACAACTACAGAAAGCGAACAGGAAACTAGATTAAGCGAAGAGCTTAGAGCTTCTAGTGTTAATGCATTATCAGGTGCTGAGAATCTATATAACCAAGGCACTGAAGGTATCTATCAAGGTACTCAGCTTGCTGATGAAGACCCGTTAATATCACAGGCTCAACAGGGTTTGCTTGATATGTATAGCCCTACAGGTGGTCTAACTGATTTGATTAATACTCAGCAGACTAATCTTAATAATATGTTGATGTCTGGTGACCTTGAGAATAACTCTATCTTCCAACAACAGATGGCAGATATATTAGAGGAGTCTGGTGTTCAGTTTAAAAGACAAGCTGTTCCTTTATTTCAGCAGGGTACAGCAATAGGGCAGTATGGTGGCAGTGAAGGTATGGAAGGTCTTGGCTTGCTAGGTGGTGAGATTGATCGTAACACTCAACAAGCCTTAACCAAAGCAGCATTAGGACAGCAGCAGATTGCATTACAAGCCCAAGGGTTACTGCCTATGGCGTTGCAAGTCGGTGAGAGAGGCTTTGATGTTATGGGTCAGATTGGCGGTCAGCGTGGTGTTAGGTCGCAGCAAGAGCTTATGAATGAGATTGGTATGTTCAATGCTCCTCGTGATGCTACTCGTACAAATCTATCAGACTTCTATTCCTTCTTAGGGTCTAATCCTTTACTAGGCGAGTCTAACATGACTGGTACTGAGACACAAACCACTGAGAACGCTAGTGATCCGTTTGGAGCAGCTTTAGGAATTGGCCTAGCTGTGGCAGGAATGCCTGTAACAGGTGGTGGTAGCTTAGGGGGTAACTTCCTTAGCGGTATGATGGGTGGTGCTAGTTCTAGTCTACCTGTTATTAACCCAGCAGGTGGTAACTATTCTCCTGTAGCCCCTTTCAGCCTAACTTAGTAAGCAGGTAAATGATGAATAAAGATGACGCAGTAATCCAGTTTCTAATGCAGCAAGAAGGCTTTGAAACTAGAACGTATCTACCAAAGAAGAATGGTCTTGTTATTGGCAAGTCTGGTTTAACCTTTGGTGGTGGTATTGACATTGGTCAGATGGACTTGAGAGAGTACAAGGCGTTGGGACTACCTGATGCTTTAGAGTCTGCTATGCTTCCTTACGTAGGTAAGCAGGGCGATGACGCTGTAGCTATTGAGTATGAGCTGGGACACTTTGACATCCCCGCTGAGATAGCTATGAACATTACTCGTAGACATATCGAGAAGTCTAAGCAGAAGCTACGCAATGCATTCCCTAAGTTTGATTCACTAGCACCACAACAACAGGCAGTGGCTCTATCGCTGCTGCATAACTATGGTGCTGCTGCTCTTAAGTACAAGACAATGAAGGCAGTTATCAGCGGTGACTTGCAGACAGCTATCACTAAGCTACGTGACCCTGACGAGTGGAAGAATGTCGAGCTACATCCTAGACGTAACAGAGAAGCAGACTTGCTGGAGTCTTTGCTGGTATCTCAAATGAAACAAATGCAACAGCAGCAAGTTAATATGTTTAACAAGGTAGGTGTATAATGGCAGCAGTTCCTATATTTAATAATAGCCCTAGTTATTTAACAGGTGCGGGAGGTGTTAGACAAGGTTCTAGCATACCTCTTAACCTACCTAGCAGTTTAGTACGTCCTACAAGTGCAGCGACTAGGGCTGTAGATCAAGCTAGGATACGTAAAGAAAACGAGGAAAGGCTTAAAGGAATATCAGACGCATATAACTATGTGACTAGGCGTGGGAACTTAATGTTTGACGATGCTGGTGTTGTTATGCAAGACGCTTACGACAACGCTTCAGTGGCTATTCCACAGGCTTTTACAGACCTTGGAAACTTTGCAGGAGATGTAGCTTACAATGTAAATAGAGATATGATTCCTGTGTTTCAACTAGGGCGTGATATTAAATCAGGAGTAGGATCAGCTTTTGATACTGCTGTTGACGCTGCTGCTCCTTATGTAGATAACGCGGTTTTCGCTGCTTATCCTTATGTAGATACGGCAGTTTCTAAAGTTGGAGAGTTAGCTGATAAGGCTGGTATAACTATTCCTGATATTAGCATAGATTCTATTAAGAATAGTTTAAAGGCTAATCCACAAAGCGCATACGAAATAGGTCAGAATCTAAGAAACCTCCCTTCTGATATATTCGATATTGCTTCTGCACCTGCTAAGTTTATTGGTGATCAGATAGGAGAGGCTTTTGATTCTGAGTTTGCTGATGGTCTTATGGGACGTACTAAAGGTCAGGGAAGCACTAAAGGTATTTCTAAATCAGGAACTACACCTGATACGTTTAAGAAAGGGGCAACAGGTACGCCTACAATAGACCCTAGCATTGCTGCTGCTGTTAATGACCCTTTAGGTTTAGGTACAGCTAAGATTCAGACTAAACTTAAAGACACAACTGCTCTTGATAAATTACAAGGTCAAGGTTTACAAGGTCAAGGTTTACAAGGTCAAGGTAGTGGTGCTGATAACTGGTTCGATGCTGTTAACGAGCGTGTTGACTTGATGGCTATGGGTGCTGCTATGTTGGCAGGTTCGTCTAGCGGTGAAGGCACTTTAGCTAACTTAGGTAGGGGCTTACAGGCAGGTATTGCATCTAGGAAAGATGAAGCTACGATAGCTGAAGCTAAGAAGTATAAAGATGCAACTTTAGCATTAGCTCTTATGCGGGAACAGTCGAACAGACGTAAGAATAATATCGCAGCTGCTGCTGCTAGATTAGGTGATCGTTTTGGTCAAATTGGTGCTAAAACAGATACTCTATCTGCTGAGCTAAAAGCAGCGGGTATTGAGAATGATCCTTCTGACTTAAAGGACATTTCTCTTATTATAAATCAGATTGATCCTGAATTTGCTGATCGGAATGCAACTTTACGTAAAACTACTTTAGATAACTTTGCTGCTGATCTTGGAGATAACTACTTTTCTAAGCTTCTTAAACGCCCCGGAGGTGAGGTTAAACTTTCAGAAGTCCCTGCCGGATTTAGAAACGCGTTTATTAAAGCTACGGGAATTAAATAATGTCAGAAGCCATAGACTTTGATGCACTGGAAGCGTTGTGGACTGCTTCAGATCAGCAGTTCGATCAAAACATTAGTCAAAGCCCTGATGGAATAGCAGATCAAGTAGGCGCGGGAGTTGACTTAGGTCAGGCGCTGTTGTACAGGGGTGGTCAATCACTAGCAGAGGCATTCGGATTCGCAGACAGCGCATTCGGACAGGCTATGGTTGATGCCAAGAACGAGAACTTAGCAGAAGTAAACATGGTGAAGGCACATCCTCTGTATGAAGATGGTGAGTTCTCCTTCAGAGGTTTACTGGATCAAGTGGCTAGAGGTGTAGGTACTGTTGGTGTTGCACTACCTGCATTTGCTGCTGCTCCTCTGGCTCCTCTAGTAGGTGCATCAGGTACTACAGGTGCATTGGTAGCAGGTGGTTTAACCTCTGGCCTTATGAACGTAGGTGATATCGGTTTAAAAGCAGAGGACATGGATGAAGCATACAACGCTTCTATGGCAGACTTAGGTACTGGTTTTGCTTTAGGTGCGTTAGAGCCTCTGGCTGCTGCTAAGTTTGTTAAGGCTTTATCTCCTGCGTTTAAGCAGATGTCTCCTGAGCTTATTAAAAGCATTAAGTCTGGTGACTCTGCTGCTTATGCTTCTTATCGTAGAGCTAGGGCAAACGCGACTCCTTCTATGGCTAAGGCTGCGGGTATATCTTCCCTATCTTCGGGATTAACAGAGGGTGTGCAAGATTTCTCAACTACTCTTGCTGCTGCTAATGCTACTTCCTACTGGGATGAGCTTGACGTTGAAGAGTCTCTGAAAGAGTCTGCGGTAGAAGCTCTGGTTGGCGGTGTGTTGGGCTTACCTTTTGGTGTAGGTGGTAGTATTGTATCTAAAGGTCAAGCAGCTGCTGATAGATCAATAGCTAATCAGGTAGATGAGGGCATAATTACTATTACTCCTGATGGTCGGGTAAACAAGGTTCAAGAAAGAATACCAGTTACTGACTCAAAGGTACCTCATTTATATAATAGGACACTGGGTGTAGTGCTGGGGGACGTACCTAGCAAGATTGTATCTAAGATACCTACTAATAAAGCTCGTGAGTTTGTAGGTAAGTTTACTCAGACAAGTGGGGACTTTGCCCGTAGACAAGGGATACGTCCTGTCCACATAGAGGTAGCTGAATTTCAGTCTCAGTATACTAAGTTGCTTACTCCCTTTGGAGAGCTTGCACCTAAAGACGCTGATTCGGTGGCTAGTCATAGAGTAATGCCAGAGTCTACTAAAGAAGAGAAAGCAGCTAAGAATGAAGCATACTCTGCTCTGTCTGCGGATGCTAAGAAAGCCTCTAATGCTCTTGCTACTTTCTTAGATGGTAATATAAAGAAAGACTCTAAGATACTAGGTGACGATATCACTTTGTTTGAAGGAGGTACTTATATGCCTCTGTATGGTAGATTAGATTACAAGAAGATTAAAACAAATCGTCAGCAGTTTATAAACGAGGCTATGGAAGTAGCTAATGCTAAAGGTATTGACTTAACTGTTGATAAAGTAGAGGCGTATGTAAAGCGTATTGAGCAGCAGGGTTATGAACACTTTGGTTCTCAGACTAGTATGGACTCTATAACTAACTACGATACTACTGTAGAGAAGCAGAACAAAGCTCGTGATAAAGCAGTAACTAAAGAAACTAATAAGATAATAAAGAAGAAGAAGCTAACTACCGATAAGCAAAAGGCAGCTGCTAAGAAACAAGCAGAAACTATTGTAGATAAGAGATTAGTTTCAGTTAGAAGTAATGGTAACGCCAGAGTTAATACTCAGAACGCTGTTGAAACACATCGTATGTTGTCTGAACTTCCTCAAGACTTCTGGACTAATTGGACTAACGAGAATAGCAGCGTTCAGGACTCTATATACTCCTATGCTGAGATGATGTCAGAGAGGTTAGGTCACGCTAAGCGGTTCGGTTCTAATAATGAGTTGTTCTACAAGGAAGCTGCTGAAGTTATCAGAGATGCTAAGGCTCAGGGTTTGTCGTTTGATGAGCAGGTAGTGGTGGCTGAAATGGCTAACATGATGAACCTGTCTCAACGTATCCCTATCCGTAACCTAGATGTTAGTCAGGGGGATACCCTTAGAACTGCACAGAATGCCGTTAGAGCTGGTTTATCTGTAACCCTACTACCACTCTCCCTTCTTCCTTCCTTGGCTGAGGTGTTCGTTGTGGAGTCTAAGGTGCAGCAGGGAGCTAAGACTATAACTTTAGCGGCTAAGCTAACGGCTAAGATTGTTAAGGAGCAGTTTAAACATGGGCGTGGGCTAACTCAAACTGAAGCAGCTAACTTGGTTCAAGAAGGTATTGTAGCAGACTTAGGTATATCTAACTACGATTTGAAGAACACGGCTGCTGCCCGTTTAGGGGATAATGAGATAGGCGGTAAGATTAGTAACATAGAGAATATGTTCTTTAATCTAACAGGTACTCCTCAGTTTACTCAGGCTCTACGTATAACGGCTGCTATTCAAGGTGAGAAGGCGTTTAAAGCTGAGCTTGTTAACTATGATACGGCAGTAGCACAGGGTAATGTAGACGAACAGCTTCGTATAAGTGATAAGTTTGCTGAATCAGGTCTTAATATAATAGAAGCTCATAACTGGTATCGCAGAGGCTCTAAGCGAGACAAGTATTATAATGAGCAGTTCAAGATGGGTGTTCTTAACGTAGTAGAAGACACAGTTATACGCCCCCGTATGGTACAGAAACCTGCTTGGATGTCTGATGAGCGGTTCAAGCTACTGGCACAGTTGAAGTCATTCTCTATTGTGTTTAACAACGTAGTTATGAAGGGTTGGTATAACCAGCTGATAGCTAATGGAACTACTCCAGAGAAGATGCGTAAGGCAGCAGTACTTGCTCCGTACATAGGCATGATGATTGCCACTCAGATCATGGCATCTGCTTTACGTGAGTATGCTAAGACAGGTGACATAGAGAAGTGGGAAGATAAGACAGCAACCTCTCATGTTCTGTCTGCAATTACTTACATTGGTGGTCTATCGTTTGCAATTGATCCCTTACGCGCTAGTAACTGGGGTGTTGACCCAACAAGTGTACTGCTTGGCCCTGCTGCCAGTAAAGCTAATGACTTGTTGTCAGGTATTGGAGCTATATTGTCAGGCTCACTCTCGCCAGACGATGTGATAGGCGCTGTGTTAACTGACGTAACCCAAGGATTCCCAGCCTCTGGCATAATTAAAGACCTAGTGGAGAGCATATAATGATAGGCGTAACAGACTTGATAGCTGGTATCTTTAAACCAGCAGCGGGATTGATAGATGACCTGCATACATCAGAAGAGGAAAGACTAGCAGCTAAGACTAAGATGCTAGAGGTACAGGCAGCAGCGATGCAGCGTGTATTTGATTACGAGACACAAGCGTTAACTGCTCGTGCTACGATAGTAAACAGTGAGGCAACCTCAGAGAATTGGATAGCGTCATCATGGCGGCCTATAACAATGCTGACGTTTATGGTACTTGCTGTTGGAGATTCGCTAGGATTACTAGCAACCCCTCTCAGGGACGAGGCATGGATGCTTCTACAATTAGGTCTAGGCGGGTATGTTGTAGGCCGTAGTGGTGAGAAGATAGCAAAGACTATCAAACACCAGTAACAACAAAGCCCCTACGCCAATGATGGCACAGGGGCTTTTCTTTATCTGCTAGATTTCACATGCTCCTCCAGTACATGCTAACGTCTGCGCTCCTTCCGTAACATCACTTGCTTCTGTGATGTCCCACTCAATGCTATTAGGCATTGCCTTCTTCATTTCCTTGTATTGTTCCTTGTTGATCTCTTCATAGGGTGCTTGCTCATATGAGTGATCACTAAAAGGCAAGAATGACACACCACTACAATCATCGAAATTGTTATAAAGCCAACTGCCAATATTAAGAAACTCATCATCTCTATAATATACAGTAATAGATGGTTTATGTTCGCACCAATGTTTCTGATATACATCCCACAGCTCCAACTGTTCCATCCCTGTCTGAGATGCAGACATCACAGCCCCTGTTGGTGCTTTCTGTGGGAAGCTAAACACCAGTGTTGAGGGTGATCTGACATCGACCTCTGATTCTATTCCCGCATCGCTGAGTACGCTGCATAAAGGATCATTAATATCAGCCCTGACCCGCCTAACATAATAAGGAGCAAACCTTCCATGTATGCCAGAAGCACTATCCACAAGCTGAGACACAGTGCCGCTAGGCTTAACACAAGTGATAGCGGCTGCTTGGTTAATCCCAAGTTTCTCAGCCCACTTCTTGTTTGTTGCCACAGCTTCTGCTTTAAGTGATTCAAGTAGATCAGGAAGTCCATCTTTATATACCCCGTTGGTTAGTTTACAATCTTGAATACCAGTCATAGACACACCAAGCAATGCTTCGTCTTGGGTGTTCTGCTTCCACTTACTACGTAGATATCGGAAGTCTGTTAGAGTAGCTTGCAGTGTTCCAAGAATAGTAGCAAGTCGTACCTTTCGCTTAAGTACGTCAGCTGTATCAGTGGATCGCACGACAACTTCGGATAGATTACAGAACTGATTTGGTCTAAGGATAATCTCGCTGCATGGGTTTGTTCCAAAGTCATAGTCAGCGTCTCGTCTACCATTCTTTGCAGCTTGTCGTTGACTTGCCACCCTACTGAAGAACCCACGTTCTCCACTCCTGCTTTCATATAAGCTACTCCACTCGTTTAGGAAAGCCTCAAAGTCAGGCTTCTCTGTATAACACGCAGAGTTGTTAGCTAATCCTCTATGAGGTGCATCAAGCCACCACTGACCATGCTTCGCTCTGCGTATACGATCATCTGTCAGGTTGGATAGGCTTATTAATGCTGATCTACGTACACCACCCACAACTACGATCTCAGCGATCTTACAGCACAGGTCATGTGACTCTACGCTTGATAGTTTACGTCCAGCAGCACCCTTAAACAAGGCTACAGTGAACGTGAACAACTCTACCAAGGGAGCAGGGCCACTAGCACGGCCACCAAAGGTCTTTAACGGCTCTCCTGCTGCACGTACTCGACTGACATCCCAGCTAGGTACTTGACCTACAAGCAGCAGACTGATCAGCTCTCTGAATGCCTTAGCCCAGCCTACCTTAGAGTCGCTGACATGGATTGTTGTGTCCGTAGGGAAGAACTCTTCAGCAATAGTAGGCAACTTACCTACATACTGTCGTTCAACAGAGAACCCCACACCTGTACCACACAACAAGATGTACATCAGCTCGTCGAATGATCTAGGGCTGTCGATGGTAAGGTAACTACAGTTGAATCCAGCTACGTTGTCCCTGTCTAGGGCTTCACCTGCTGTCATCAACGCTCTCATGGATGGCATGACCTCAAGGTTGGTGATAGCTTCTCGTAGCTCCTCACCTGTCTTGTCATCTAAGCTGCCACGCTTCTTAAAGAATGAGATGTAACGATCTACTGTTTCATCCCACGTTTCACGACGCTGTTCCTCTGGTAGGTAACGTGCGTACCTGCTTTTATGAATGTAACTTTGATAAATATCCATCACTTCTTGTCCTTCTTATCTTTTGATTTGCTGTCTTTAAGTTTCTTGTACTCTTTCTTAAAGATAGCGTCAAAGTTCTTATCGAATGTCTCACGATCTGGTATAGGTCGTGGGCTACTGCCTTTACCTGACATAGTACCTCCTAGTGCAGGATATCATCGTCATCATGGCCTGACATATTAAGTATAAGACCTAGCTTAGACGACTCTAGCATAAACACAGTGTCAGCTATACATACATTGGTAGCTACAGTGGTGTATCCTTCGGGGTCGGACACAACTAAAGAGAAATCATACTGATCTGTAGTATCTAAGTATGGCATCTGCTCTACAGCTTTAAGTATCTTATCTTTTGTCGTGTTCTTATCTGTGTCTTTACCTTCAAACCTACCTTTAACTACTTTCATTAGCTGTTCTCCTTGTTAACTATTGAAGTAAGTTTATGAAGATACCAGCCAGCCTTCTGCAAGTCCTCTACCTGCTTACCCTTGTAGTCATAACGCCACAGATACTTCATGCAGTTGCCCTTGAGGTAGCCTTTGAATGCAACACTGGACATGGACTCCTCTATTGCATCAATACACTCTATGTTGCCAGTGTTATAATGACTAGGCTTGTTAACTACATCCTCTTCCCACGCCTCAGAGGCTTCATCATGCGCTGCTCTCATCCATGCATCTAAGCCAGTGGCTTGCTTTTCAATAGCAGGGGCATCGGTGCGTAGTCTATCCCAGTCAGCTGGTGTTGCGTCATTAAGTCTCATTTTCCAAATCCTCTTCAAGAGTATCTAACCTGTCTTCGATATTGTCTTTGAACTTAGCCACTATATCGTTGCTCGATATATCTAGTACCTCAAGCAGAGTTACCTCGTCAATTCGAGACAGGCGCTCACATACTTCTTCAAATGTTAGTGCCATACTTCTTCTCCAAATAAGACATGGATACAGGCATCTCGTCGAACTGTCCTTTATCAACCTCGTGCAGCATCCATACACCACGCCATGAACTATTGGTTTGATGGTTCAGATATTCCTCGTCGTGCTGATAATAAATGCCAGCGAACAACCCAGTTATCCTAGAGCCATCAGCTCTCCTATCGTATGCACACTCCCTATCTTGAACATGACCCATGATACAGCTCTGATGTTTCTTAGCTAGTAAAGCACGGGCGCTGCTAACAGGTCTACCCATAATCCCGCTGGTGAAGTAGTGACAGTACGCCACGGAATCTATAATGACAGGCTCCAAGAAGTCATACACTTCCCAACCATACTGCTGTAGCTTTAAGTCTTGATACCCAATCAGACCTTCGAGTTTAGCGTCACCTTCGATTGCTCTCTCGATTCTCTGCTCATGGTTACCTAGAGTAAACACTAGCCGTGGAGTCCATATCTTCTTGCGGTTCTGTCTGAGCCTACGCTGCTCGTCCCTGATGGGCTTCAGGAACGCTTGCATACCTGCGTGACCTGCTTCAATATCCTTAGTGTAGCGTCTACCCTCAAAGCTACGAGTCCCTCTATCCCAGCTCGACAGTGCCTCCATATCCCAGTGATCACCAAGATGTACAATAACATCAGGCTTCTTGTCAGCAGCGTATTGTCCTGCCCAACTTAGATGCTCGAATGTCTGATCTGGTTTACACTGAGTATCAGGTATAACTAAATGCTTAGTCATTTGATTTCCTCGCTTCACGCTCTGCGTTGGTCTTGATCTGATGACAGGGTTTACACAACACCTGTAGTCCATCAGCTTCGCAGAACATATTCTCAACAAATTGTGGTAGGTCTTCGTACTTCCTGAGCGTACCCGCTGGCACGATATGATCTACCTGTACTTCCTTATCTTTAAACCACTGCTTACACTCAGCACATTGGAATTCAAAGCGGTGACGCTGCCCTTTTACTGACTTCTTGGCAGCTGCTTTAGCGGCATAGCGTGGTGGGAATCTGCGGTTTGCTTCTCTTAGTGCAGACCGAATGAATCCCCAGTATCTAGCCTCTGTCCACTTACCTCCTGCTCTGGTGCGTGGTACTAAGGTTCGCTTCTTCTTCATTTGCTAACCCTTACTTGCAGCTTCTCTTTGCTGTCGATATCTGCTGACGATGGGGCTGGTGGTGGAGTGCCGCCTATTGGATTAGCACCTCCATGCTCAGACTTCCTAGTGGTAGGATCAACCCACCACTCGCCTTGATACCTACGCAAGAATAACAATCTAGCGTTCTCATATAAAGCCTCAGTGTCACCCTTGTAGCAGGTGAGTACTGATTGATATAGGTCTTCTTCAGAGGTACACCACTCTAATGCTTTAGTGGCCTTGACCTCTCCGATACCTACACAACCTTGGATGTTGTCCACCCTGTCGCCAGTTAGCATCTGCTTGTATAGAAAGTAAACACCTTCCCACTCAGTTACTGTAGTCCACTCGTACTTGTTAAAGTTATAGTGCCTACATGGTACTTGAAGGAAGTCCTTATCTATACTAGCGATTACTGAATCGTGTCCGTGCAGTGTAGCAGCGATGGCAATCTCATCATCCGCTTCCTGACCCTCGACAACAAATGCATCCCACTTCTCAACCATGTAATCACGCAATGCATAGAAGTGAGCTGGCTTTTCAGATTTCCTGTTACCCTTGTAAGGCTGTATCGTAGCCAGATCATTACGAAAGTTCCCTTTGCCAGTTAGGTACAGCTGGTAGGGGGCTGCATCGTCACAACCCCGAACCAGTGTATCCATGACTAAGTTGTTTAACTGGGAACACGCTACATCTAAGGTTTCATCTTGACAGGCAAAGCCTATGCGATAGCTTAAGATGTCAGCGTCGATGAATAACATTAGATAACGTCATCCATGTTCAGAGCCTCACCACCACTGCCGTCCTTGTCGTACACAGCTACCTCAGTGACGAGCAGCTTAGCCAAGCTAGGTGATGTACCCTGCTTGCCTTTGAAGTCCCAGTGATAT